GCGGCATGCCAGTCGGGTCGTTGCGCCGCGTCGGTGCAGCGGGCTCTTCAGCATCCCGGGGTGTCAGTTCTGGGCCGGGGGCTCAGTGGAGAGGTAGACGGTGTGAGCCTCGCGGTAGCGGGGGTGGCTGGGGTCCCAGTAGGCGCGCTTGGGCAGGGGGCGGGCCTTGCCTCGGGCGGCGCGGATGATGTTGAGGATGATGCCAAGCATGGCCGCGATGACGAAGAGGAGGACTGCGAGGAAGATCGGGACGAGGAGGATCATTGGTCTGTACCTTTCGAGGTCAGGTTGAGTGGTTGGGTCAGCGGTTGTTGCGGAGCCGGCGGGCGAGCCAGGCGCTCAGGATGAGGGTGGAGATCAGGGTCCCGAGGGCGAACACCTGAGTGATCGCGGTGGGGGCGGCGGCCAGCAGGAGGATGGAGACGCAGAGCGCGAGGCCTGCGATCCAGCCGGCGAGGCTGGTGCCGAGGATGAAGTCGGCGTCCTGGTTCATGACGTCTCGGTCGAGGTCGTTGGTGCGCATTGGTGTGTCGTTTGCCATGGCTCAAGTATATGCACGAGCACGGCGGCCACACAAGTTCTGTGGCCGCCGTGCTTACGTGATGCTCGTCACCAGAGGCGCCAAGCCAGCGCGTCACCGCCCTTCACCTCGAAGCTCAGGACGCTGGACGCTGTTGAGTCACCGGAGATGTTCGTCCACCAGTCCGACCCACGATCCGCTGACGGGCAGGAGATCACCCACCGGCCATCCCCGACCTGGCTCACGCCGAAGTTGTGCCAGTGGCCGTGGACCAGCACGTGGGCGCGATCTAAGCCGCTCCTGCGGCCGAACGCCTGGCCCCTGAACCAGTCGCCCACCCTGGACTGCCGGCCCGCCAGATGGCCGTGTGTGAAGCCCACAGCGGTTCCCCCGACGTCCACGGTCACGGACTCCTCGTGGGGGAGCGGCCGAGCGAACTCGACGTGCTCGAATCCAGGGCGCCCTGCGATGACATCCTCGACGTTCTCCGAGATCATCAGCCCGAAGTCATCGAACGGGGCGTTGGCCTGCTTGCCCTTGCCGAGCCCGGTGCGGACCTGGCAGTGGTTGGACGGCACAGCGGCGTAGACGAGCCGGCCGCAGAACGGCGCGAGCTCGGCCACCGTCTCGGCGAGGATGCGCTGAGCAACCCTGATCTGTGTGGTGAGCGCGATGTCGTTCGTCTGGGCCTGGCTGCTGACGTTCCAGAATCCCTCTGTGACGTCCCCGACGTCTGCCAGCACGAGGGTGGACAGACCACCTTCCTGGATCGACGCCTTGAACGACCGCACGGCGCTGCGCACTCGGGCGACCGTCTCGGCCGTCCCGCCGCGGGAGCCGACCTTGCCGATCTGGAGGTCAGCCAGACAGAGCACGGCGTGCTTCTCCGGCGCGAGCGGGTCCCGCTCCCACACCTCGGGGTCGCGGTCGAACACCGGCAGCAGGTCGTCGTAGGACAGGCGCTTGGCCTCAGCCATCTCGACGGCACCAGGCTTCCACGTGATCTTCTCGTAGGAGCCATCGGGGAGGCGGATGGTCTTCCCTCGCTGCATGATGGCGTCCACCGGGACGTCGTTGAAGAAGGCGTCGTGACCCCGATCGGGGGTGCCGCGGCGCTTCAGCTTGGCGCGGTGCCGGCGGACGGACGCCTCAGAGGTACCGAACTCGTCCGCGATCTCCTGGTTGGTCCGCTGCTGCTCGTAGGGTAGCAGGTCATTGGCGATGATCGCCTCATCGAGGGGTGTCACGAAAGCACCTCCAGTGCTCGGCCGGCCAGCGTGTTAACGGCGAGTTTCCCCTGCTGAGGAACCACACCATTTCCCAGGATTTTGATCTGGGCGGAGCGCGGGATGGCCCTGGCATCGGTAACCCATCCGGGCGGTAAGCCCATCATCCACTCACCGAACCGTGCAGACAGTCGCCGGCCGCCTCTCGGCGAGTCATCCTCGGGCCCGGGCATGCGGTGCCCCGTGATGCTCTCCCACAGCATCAAGCGCGCTCCGTAGTCGCCGAGTCGGGGGTCATGAGAAGGTGAATCCGGGTCTGAAGGTTCAGCCCGCCTGAGCCGTGCTTCCCCGGTCCTGTCGAGGAGGACGCGGAGAGTGTCGGCAGCAGCAGGCCGGAAGGCCAGGACGAAGACTCGCTCCCGGCGGTGCGGGGCCCCGACGTCGGAAGCCCGGACAGAGTCCCACACCACGCCGTACCCGAGGCCGGCCAGGTCTGTGACCACTCTTCCGAGGGCGGGCAGTCCGCCGCCCCCGCGGCTCGTGCGGGCTCCTGCGACGTTCTCCCAGATGACGACATTTGGACTCAGCTCCTCTGCTGCTCGATACATGTGTGACCAGAGCCCGGATCGGGTCTCCGGCGACATACCGGCTCTGAGGCCGGCCAATGATAGGTCCTGGCAGGGCGTCCCACCCATAAGCACATCCAGCTCAGGGGCGGCCGTCCAGTCGATGCGCGTCATGTCTCCCAGGTTCGGGGAGCAGGGAAATCGGGTTTGCAGGACACGGGAGGCGTGCGGGTCAATCTCGGAGACCCACGTGGGGTGCTTGTCCCCAATGGATAGGCTCAGCCCGCCGTAGCCGGCGCACAGCTCGGCCGTGCGCAGCGGGTACCTCTCCCAAGCCGGGGGTGTTAGTACTCGTGTCATCGGGCGACCCCGGCGATCTCCCGCAGCTCCGCCGGGCGGTAGCCGCTCAGCGTGCGGACAAGAGTGCCTGACTCGTTACGAACCTCGATGATGGGCGCTGAGGTCATGCCGAGTGCCTTGGCGCTGTTGAGTACCCGCTCAGCCTCGGGGCTACCGTCGTCGAGAGGGCGGCTGACGTAAGTGGCCCCGAGCTTGTCGAGCATCTTCATGGCGAGTCGGCAGGACTGGCAGTTTGGTTGGTGAAAAACGGTGATGTACTGCATGTCTTCTGAGGTTAGTCGTGCTTGCCAGCAATCTTGCAGATTCCACGGACAAGCTTGGTGGTTGTGTCGGACAGTCGGGTGTGGAACCGGGCTACCCCGATCTCCTGCCCCCGGTCGAGGACGATGATGGAGTTACGCGCCCGGTTGTAGTCGAGGGCCACTTCACGGCTGATCGCTTCGGCTCCGCAGTCCTCGGCGGGGCCACCCATCGCTTCGGCGATGCGGGCCCGCAGAGACCCAGGGAGCAGGCCCGCATCGGCCAGGGCGAGCACCTCACCGATGGTCCAATCGGGCCGTCGGGCCAGGCGCTCGGACAGGTTCCCCGCCTTGGCGCCGAGTGGGTCCGTGATGCGCTTCATGTCCCTCGGGTAGTACTGACCCCGGTGGCACACGAGGTCCTCAAGGTAGTCGCAGATTTCTGTGGTGGCGCGCTCGTCCTGCTCGACGGCGGCCGCGCTGAGTCGGCGTTTCACTGGGAAACCACCTCCGCGAAGTCCCGCGAGAACCAGTCCGACGCCTTGCTCGCGAGGCCAACTCGCCCCGTTCGGGAGTAAGCGTGGATGCGGCCCGACTCCGTGACGGAGCGGCCATTCGGCGACCACTCAATCGCTCGCAGGTGCCAGTCTCCGTGCTTATCCACATCGAAGCTCCTCGTGGTGCGCGCCGCCCCTCGGCCCTCGTCGAGGCCGACGTAGACGCTCTTCGGTGTGACCCGGACGTCCTTGACGTGGTCGGGGAGCACGGCTCGGAGTGCCGCCTCCATCTCCTTGGCAAAGTCTTCGACGACGATGGCTGGTGTCGCCATGGGTTTCCTCCTTGGTTGGGTTGTGCAAATCGTATGCAGATGTTCTGCGGCTAGTCAAGTTCGTCGGCGTCCGTGAGCTTTCGGTAGCGGTCCACGACGCCGCCGGCGGCCCGCAGATGCAGGCCAGGCGCCCACGGCAGGTCGGAGCTCATGACGTCCCGCACCTTGCGGAACGCCTCGACGCCGGCGGGGGATGGCCTTCCAGCCGCGTAGTCCCACCAGTCCGACGGGCCCTTTATGAGCACCTCGTCGTGGACGTGCGCCACGATCTCGAACCCGGCGCGGTCGAGTCGGACCATCGCAGACGCCAGGCAGTCGCGGGCCACGGCCTGCACGAGGTTCTCCGTCAGGCGACCGCCGAACGTCTCGACGGCGATGCTGCGGCGCGCGTCCCAGAACGCCACGGACGGGCGGCCCCAACGGTCCTGAGTCGCACGGATGCCTCGGTAGACCAGGGTTCGGCCGCTCGGCAGGAGCATCCGGCGGAAGGCTCGGCCGAAGGAGTCATGCCCGGCCACGATGCGCTCTCCTCCGGTTCGGAACTCGCGGCCGAGCTGGTCCCACAGCGCCGTGATGTGGGGGTTCGCTCGGCGCCAAGCATCCACCTGGGCCTGAAGCGCCTCATCGCTCGGGCCGTCGCCGGCGAACGCCCTCAGTCCGTTCGGCCCCGCGCCGTAGCCGCAGCCGAGCAGGGCGGTCTTGCCCTCCTGGCGAGTCATCTCGTGGCCGACGGCGGAGCTCATGCGCGATGCGGTCTCGACGTAGAGGTCTCGCTTGGCCTCGTAGGCGTCTAGCACCCATTGCTCGCCGGCGAGCCAGGCAAGCACGATGGCCTCGATGGAGGTGTAGTCACAGACGATCAAGGGGCCGGCAATGACTGAGCGCACGCACGCCGCGACCTCGGTGGGGCTGACGGTCTCGCTGAGCAGGCACTTGTCGAGCACGTCGTCAACCGTCTCGCCCTTGGGCAGCTGCTCCCGGGGGAGGTTCTGCGGCTGGAAGCCGCTTCCGCTCCAGCGGCCAGTGTGGGCACCGAGGTAGCGGAGAGTCCCACGGGCTCGGTCGCCAGCGCCACGCCGAAGCTCGGCCGCCGCGAGCTTCTTCCCCGCGACGCGGGCGGAGGCCACTCGCAGCTCAGCGACTCGGCGAACCTCGGTAGGCAGTGACTCGTCCGCGGCCAGGGGCTCGACGGTCCCGCGGCGCATATCAGGGAGGCTGACCCCCTTCGACGCGAACCACGTGCGAAGCTGCGCCGTGCTGTTCGGGTTCGCCAGTCCGGTGATCTGCTTCAGCTCCTCGGCCTGGCGGCTCACGTTGTCGTCCTCGCAGCGCTGGAGCGCATGCAGCAGCTCGACGTCGAGGGGCAGGCCGGTGTCCGTGATCTTCTCCGCGGTGAGCTCGACGGCGCGCTCCAGCGCTGAGGGAGACAGGTCGATAGCCTGCCACTCGCGCTCCAGCGCTCGGTGCACCTGCCGGAGGACCTCGACGTCCTGGATGCCGTAGGCGCGGAACTCAGCCCAGCGCTCCGGATCGTCGCTCGGCATACGGCGGCCGCCGCGGAACGTCTTGGTGGCCGCCTGCGGCTTGGCGAAGCGGTTGATAAGCAGCGTCCCGGCCGTGTCCTTGTCCTCACACTTCAGCGCCTTGGCGAGTCCCTTCAGCGAGCCGGGGAGGCCAAGGAGGTAGGCCCAGTGCATGGTGTCGATCCACTCGGCGGGGTCGAGGTACTCGCCGGTGGCGCGGCCGTGGGTGTAGGCGCTGACCTGGATTCGGTCGAAGGCGGCGTTGTGGGCGACCTTGGTGACCCGGGGGTTTCGGATGAGGGTGATGAACTCCTTCCACAGCGCCGGGTCGTGACCCTCGGTGGTCGGCCCCTCGGTGATCTTCACGGGCTCGTCGTCGAGCGCCCACATGGCGAGGGTGATGCAGGCTTCAGTGCTCTCGGCGTATCGGTGGGCGCCAGCCGAGATGTCGATGTCGGAGTAGGTCTCGGTGTCTAGGTAAAGGGTTGGCATGGCTACAGAATATGACGAGCCCCTCAGGTCCCGCAAGTTCTGCGGCCTGAGGGGCTCGTCACTCACTCATCCCCTAGTCTCTTCAGCTCCCTGTCGATGTACCACCTCGCTTTCTTCAGGTCCTCGAGGAGTTTCATTGCGTCCTTGCGCCCTGCCCGGGCGATGTACTTGACCGCGTTCCCGCGGTTGAAGTTCAGGTTCTCCGTGATGTCGATGACCTCTGCGCCGTTGGACCACCCCTCGGCGTAGTGGCTGGGGCGGTTCACCGAGTCACGTGCGTCTCGGCCCATCGTCTCGCTCCCTCTGTCGTGTCGATTGTGGTGACTGGGTGGCCCATGGCCTCGAGGTGCCGGTGGACCATCTTCTGCGACTCCCTCGGCGTCTCGCCGGGGGCCTTGAGCTCGACCAACCGCATCCCCCCGTTCGGCAGGAGGATCAGCCGGTCGGGGAGACCCCGCATCGTGGGGGCCAGCTTGATCGCTAGACCCCCGCGGGCGCTGACCGCTGCGACCAACGCCCGCTCAACAGGAGTCTCGGGTCTCACATCAGACCCGCGAGGGGGTCCTCGTCAGCGGCCGGCTGACCGGCGGACGGCTGGGCGGGGCCGAACAGGCTCTCTGCCGAGGCGGCTCCGCCGCCGAAGCGCTCGCCGCCACCGAGGACCTGGACCATCTGGAGCCCGAAGGAGACACCCTTGGACCCGTCCACCTCGTAGGCGAAGGCGCGAACCGCTACGCGGGCCTTCTGGCCGCCGTAGACCTCTTCGGCGATCTTCTCGTCGGAGAACGGGAGGAGGTCTGTGCCCACGATTGGGACTCGGCGGATCGAGGAGGCGTTGAAGGTGATGTGGCCGGCCTGCTCCTCGTAGTCGCTGTTGTCGCCGTCCTTCAGCGGGGTTCGCAGGCTCTTCGGGACCTTGGTGCCCCACTTCTCGGCAGCGGCCTCGCGGACGGCGGCCTTCAGCGCCTCGATGGTGGTGGTGTCGCTCTTGGGGACCAGGACGGCTGTGGACACCTTCGGCTTGCTGTTGCCGTTGCGGGCCTCCAGCTCGGCCAGGTGGGGCCAGGACAGGGTTGCGGGGCCGGTGGTGACGTTGACGCTCATGTGTGTTCCTCTCGGGTGTGTTGGGTTGGTCTGCGGCGGCGGGCGAACTTGCCCGCCCAGCGCATAGCTGTCTGCGTGGTGACTCCGACCTCACGGGCGATCATGGGCCACGGGAGGCCCAGCTTGTGGAGCCGGTTGAGCGCCCGTCGGCGCTCGGTGGTGAAGCGAGAGAGGCTCGTCTCCTGCTTCTCGATCAGGGTTCGGAGGTTGTCCACCTCCTTGCGGATGTCGTCGTCCATGGCTCAAATATATGCGAGGTCATCCGGCCTGGTCAAGTTCAGTTCATCGTGATCCTCGTCACTCAGTCCGAGGGCGGTGAACACCGTGCGCTGGATGTCGGCCTTGCGGCCGAGCGCGTCCCAGATCACCGACGCAATCGAGGGCTCTCCTCGGTCGTACACTGGCACGTTGAACTGGCAGGACACGTACTCCGCCGTCTGCCCTGGCCGGGCGAGCCGGGCGTTGGCCTGCTCCCACAGCTCCAGCGACCACGGCAGGCAGGACCACACCAGCGACTCACCCCCGAACTGGAGGTTGAGTCCGTGGCCGGCCGACGCCGGGTGGGCGATCAGCACATCGAGGTTGCCGGCGTTGAACGCCGCTCGGTCCTCGGCGCGCTTGGCCGAGCCGATGCGCATCTCCCGCAGCTGCGCCCGCAGGTACGGCTCCTCATGGCGGAACCAGGTCATCACCAGGACGCCCCGCCCCGTCACCTTGCGGCGAGCGCGCACCGCCGACGCGGCGTAGTCGAGCGCCGGCCGGATGCGATCCACCTGCACCAGCTCGGGCTCGGCATCGGGGTCGAGCGGTGGCCGGTACCAGATCGCGCCCGTGGTGAGCTGGTGCATCAGGTTAGCCACGGCCCCGGGCCCGGATGTGTAGACCTCGCGCCCGTCAGGGAGCGTGGTCACGCCGTCGGCGAGCAGCTCCCTGCTCATCCGCACGGCCTCGCGCCCCATGACCGGGGTGAGCGCCTGGTACCCCACCTCCGGCAGCACGAGCTCGTCGCCGGCCTCGGCGTACCGCATCACGTCGGACGCCTTAAGGATGAGGCGGCGCATTGCCCCCGGCCGGGGCTCGCGGCCGACACGGGCGCCGGTCGGGAGCATCCGCCCCTCGGTGAGGTACTCATCCCGAGCTCGGGAGACCGTCTTGCCGAGGCGCTCTCCGCCGTCGAGCATCCGCACCAGTGACCACACCCCGATGGGGTCGTGGCCTGGCGTGCCGGTCAGCAGCCACAGGCGGTCGGCATCAGCGGCCAGTTCGCGCAGTGCTCGGGCGCGCTGGGACTCACCCCTGCTCGCCGAGGGCGTCATGTACTGGCTGGCCTCATCGACCACCACCGTTCGCCACACCATGTCGCTGAGCACGGCGTCTCTGATCGAGGCGCTGGAGAGCACCACGACGTCGGCCAGAGTGTCGGCTAGAGCGGCACGGCGCTTCGACGCCGGGGTGCGTGGGGCAGCCTCTACGACGAGCGGGATGCTGCGGCGCTCGGCCTCGTCAGACCATGTGGACTCACTGACCGTAGGTGGTGCCAGTACGAGAGCCGGGAAGGAGTCGGCGGGAAGGTCCGCGAGCGCGCGAAGCGTCGTCCACGTCTTGCCGGTACCCATTCCCGCGATGAGGAGGCCCCTCGGGTGGCTGACGAGCCATTCCCGGGAGGCCTCCTGTTCCGGCGTGAGTGCCGCAGTCACAGCGGCAGTCCCATTCGCACGAGGCACGCGACCATGCCGAGGTTGAGCACGTCATCGCCGTCGGGGAGCTCGTCGGTGTGGTGGGCGAAGTCGTCGAGGCACAGCAGCAGCTCATCGGCGCTGGCCGTCTCTCCGTCCGCGCAGCACTCGTAGGCGATGTGGGCCGGCTCGCCTTGGGCACCGATTGGGTCGCCGAGGCTGCGGTCGATCTCGCGGCACAGCACGAGGGCCGACTCGCAGACCGACGCGACGCGCTCGGCACTCGCCGGCGCCGCCCCCTGGTCGAGGGCGAAGTGCAGCGAGGAGGTCAGTGCCCGGGCCTTCTGCGCCGCACGCGCGTGGCCGTAGGGGATGCTTGCCAGCTCAGCGGACGACGCCCGCTGAACCATCTCAAATGTTGGGTTGCTCATGTGCCTAAGCATAGAATCGGCTCCCCGCCTTGTCAATCGGGGAGCCGATTCAGTTCATATTGGGTCAGCGGATTCGTCTGGTCTTCACGGCGTACACAGCCGCGCCGGCACCGATCAGCAGGGTCGAGATCGCCAAGGCGATTCCGGCGTCGGTTCCAGTGTGGGCCAGACCCGAGGGCTCGGGCTGCTTCGGCTCGACCGAGGGGGTCGGCTCGGGCTGCTTCGGCTCGACCGAGGGGGTCGGCTGAGGCTCGGGCTTGGGGGTCAGGTTCGCGCCGGCGTCAACGCCGAAGCCCTGCTGCACCACCACGCAAGCGCCCTCCTTCATGGCACCGCCGTCAAGCTCGACGTGGTTGAAGTACTGGCGGCCCACGACGGCCTTGTCAGGCATGCCCTGCTCGGCGGCGAAGCGGGTGGGGTAGCGCAACTGGTAGTTGGTGTTGTTCTGGAACGGGCCGGTCACGGTGTAGGTGGCGGAGTGGCCGTCCTCGCCGTAGGCGGCCGCGATGGTGAACTCGCCGGCGGGCCGCACGGGGCACGGGGCGGCGGCCGCGGCGCGCACAC